TGCTTCTGCTCCAATAGTATACACAGTTACTGTTGCAACTAAAACTACTGGTCATCCATATCATAACGTTGGTAGTTCCAATGCGTATGTTATAAACGGTATTGAAGCACCAATTATAGAATTAAAAGGTAATGATACAGCAAAGCCGTACTATTATAAATTTGATCAATCAGATGCATCTAACTCTGGACATCCATTAAGATTTTACAACGATGCTGCTAAAACAACACAATTTACTACAGGTGTAACTACATCTGGAACACCAGGCCAAGCAGGAGCGCATACAACAATTGCTGTAGATAAAGATACACCTAGTATTTTATATTACCAATGTTCATCACACGCACACATGGGTAATCACACGATACATAATTCACCAACAGTTAACACAGGTGTGTTTTTAAAATTACCAACAGCTGATGGTACAGCGAATCAAGTAATCGCGACCAACGGATCAGGGACATTATCTTTTGCAGATAGTATTACATTTCCAACTATCACTGGTATTAGTCCAAGTGTTATTGAAAACAATGCAACAAACGTTGTAATTACTGGTACAAATTTTAAAGATAGTTCAACACCACCTTTTGTTGATGCAATTAATGCATCCACTGGTGCTATTGTAACTGCAAACTCTGTAACGTTTACGAGTGCAACATCTGTAACTGCAAATTTTACTTTACCAGTTGATGGCACATATTTTTTAAGACTAGAAAACAATGATGGTATTGCATGTAGATCAGCTTCTGCAATATTGACTGTATCTGATGCACCTACATGGACAACTTCAGCTGGGTCATTAGGAACATTTTCTAACGGATCAAGTTTTGGTACGATAACTATTACAGCAACTAACTCTGTATCAATGGCAAAAGTTTCTGGAACGTTTCCAGGTGGAATGACCTTGAATAGTGGAACAGGATCTAGTACACTGACAGGAACAGAGTCAGGCTCAACGCAAACAACAACTTATAGCTTTACAATAAGAGCAACGGATGCAGAGGGTCAAACAGCTGACCGTGCGTTTACAATTACTGTATCTCACGGAGCATCGGGAGGAGCACAATTTAACTAATGGCTAGCACATATCTTTATAGAACACAAGTCGCTGGAACAAGCACACAAAAATTTACATTTTCTGCTTGGTTTAAAAGAACAGGTTTGACTCAAGATTACTCAGGTTTATTAAACTGTTATACCAGTGATGCAAATAGAAATGGAATTTATTTTGGAACTAATGCTAAATTAAATGTTTATTTTAGAACAAGCAGTTCAACACAAATTTATTATGAAACTAATAAACTATTTAAAGATGTATCGGCTTGGTATCATATTGTAGTTGCTATTGACACTACTGAGTCAACTGCGGGAGATAGAGTAAAAATATATATAAATGGAGTTAGATTGACATCTTTTAGTTCCTCAACTAATCCAAATCAAAATAGTAATTTTTCTGTTATTGGTACAAATAATTTAGATTTAGAAGTAGGAAGAATGCAGTACGGTAGTACGAATACTAAATATTTTGATGGACTTATGTCTCACGTGCACTTTACGGATGGGTATGTATATACTCCTACTACATTTGGTTCAACAGATGCAACAACTGGAGAATGGAAAATTAAAACAGATGTTACTGGTGTTACTTATGGTAATAATGGATTCTGGATTTTAAAAGATGACAATTCTAATTTAGACAGATCTGGAGAAAACCATCATCAGACTATTAGTGGCACACTTACAAAAACAGAAGATAACCCAAGTAATAATTTTGCTACTATGAATTCTTTAAACAGAAATGCAGCAGCATCTTACACTTTTACAAATAGCTCTAACGTAGTTACAATTGATGCTACTGACGCTGCTGTGCCTGGTACTTTAGGAGCTAAATCAGGAAAATATTATTGGGAGCAAAAATGGACGCAACAAGGCGGAAACGATAGATGGGGTATTATGCCAGACGATGCTTTAGTTACCACACATCCAAGAGCAACAGGTGTGGGTTGGGATCAAGCATCAAATCAATTTTATTTATTAGGTAGTACTGTAAGTGGTTCATGGGGTTCAAGTATTGGAACAGGAGATATAATTCAAATAGCATTAGATTTAGATAATAATGCTTTATATTTAGGAGTTAATGGCACTTATAGAAATAGTGGTGATCCAACATCTGGTTCTTCAAGAACTGGAGCAGTTGATTTTTCGGCTTCATCTTTAGTAGGTAAATTTTTATTACCGGGATTTGGTAAAGGAAACCAAGGAACATCAACTATGCAGTATAATTTTGGTAATGGATATTTTGGAACAACAGCAATATCTAGTGCAGGAACTAATGCTAGTAATAATGGATTATTTGAGTATGATGTGCCCGCAGGATATACTGCTCTTTCAACAAAAGGATTAAATACATAATGGCTTATACAACAGTTGATAAATCTACTTTAAAACAAAATACCAAACTTTATACAGGTAATGATTCAGCAGGACATGCAATTACTGGTGTTGGTTTTGCACCTGATTGGACATGGATTAAAAACAGAGGTAATGCTGCACACCATGTTGTTTTTGATAGAGTCAGAGGTGCAACCAAGGCATTATATACGAATCAACAAGATGCAGAAACAACTGTATCTGGACATCTAACAGCTTTTGGAAGTGATGGATTTACTCTTGGTGATAACTCTGGAAAAGGAAGCACGAATGGAAATGGTGAAACATATGCTGCATGGAACTGGAAAGCAGCAGGAACCACTGGTTCATCAAATTCAGATGCAACTGGTTCATATCCGATAACGTCTACAGTGTCAGTAGATCAAGCTGCTGGATTTAGCATTGTTAAATACACTGGTAATGGATATTCAACAGCAACTATTGGACATGGATTAGGGGCAAAACCTAACTGGGTAATATTAAAACCATTAAGTTACTCCGGTGCTTGGTGGATTATTCATCAAAATTTAGGAACAAATAAAGTTTTAGAATTTACTTCAAGTGCTCAAGCTGACATCTCATCTTTTGGAGGCGGTGGATTAAAGTATAGTACATTTACTAATGCTGTTATAGGTGGTGGTAATGGTTCTTCTAATTCAGACTTATGGAATAAATCAGGAGAAAATTACATAGCTTATTGTTTTGCAGAAAAAGCAGGATACAGTAAATTTGGTATATACACTGGTAACGGTGATTCTTTTGGGCCTTTTGCTTACACTGGTTTTAAACCAACTTGGTTAATGCTTAAAAGAAAAGACAGCACATCTAGCTGGCAAATATATGATGCTGTAAGAAATCCTAATAATCCAACACAAGAAAGACTAAGAGCAGATCTTAACAATGCAGAAGATGCAGGATCTGTAGACATTGATCTTTTTGCAAATGGATTTAAATTAAGAAACACAGGTATTAACCAATCAAACGGTGCCTATATTTATATGGCCTTTGGTCAAACCTTAGTAGGATCTAATAATATCCCAGCAACGGCGAGGTAGTCCGTGTATTTCGGTGCAACACCCTTTGCATCAGCCGCATTTTCAGATGTAGGCTTCAATCCTAATGCATTTGTAGGAGTAGAAGGCGTTAGACTAAACGTTGGTATTGGTAATTCAACAATTGTTGGTGACGCTAATTTTTCTGTAACTGGAAATAGAGTTAATGTATCTACAGGTAACGTAACCATTGTAGGTAAGGCAGTAGAGGTCCTAACAGGACAGGGTCTTGAACTTGGTATTGGTAATGCGCAAGCATCTATACCTAAAGATGTACCAGTAACCGGTAATGGTTTTGAGATAGGTAATGGCACAGTAACTACAAAAGCAGGTGCCGTACCTCCTATAACAGGGATCAGGGCAAACATAGCAACCGGCACTGTATCAATAATCGGTAAATGTAATCTAACAGTAACAGGCAGTGGTTTTGAAGTAGCTTTAGGTAATGCTACAGCTAAAGCAAACGCTACGGCTATCGTATCTGGCAAAGGATTTACAGTGGCTACAAGCGATGTTACTGTGGTCGCAAAAGCAAAAGCTTTACCTTCTGGTGAAGGATTTAAAATAGGCACATCTGATATCACTATAAGACAATGGGATCAGGTGCCAGTAAATGCAACACAAACCTGGACGGAGTTACCATAATGTTATTTGGAGCAACACCTTTCGCATCGACAACATTTGCAGGAGTAGGATCTCAAAATGTGGTTGTTTTAGTTAATGGTAAAAGAGTTAATATTAGTGTAGGTAATAGCACTGTGGGCTTTGGTACAAGGCCGTCTGGTAACGGATTTAAACTTGCCAATGGTACCGTTAATGTGGTATCTTGGAACGATATAGATCCAAACGCAACAGGGGTGTGGGTCCCGATAGACCCATTGAACCCATAGGAGTAATATGGCATCGAGTTTTTCGACGAATTTAAAATTAGAGTTAATGACCACCGGAGAGAAGTCCGGTACTTGGGGTACAATAACTAACACCAATCTACAGCAATTAGAGCAAGCAGCATCAGGATATATATCTGTAGACGTTGCGGCTAGCGATGTTGCTTTGGCTATAAGCAATGGTGCTGTATCCAATGGTAAAAATTTATACTACAAATTAACTGGTACATTAGCAGCGAATAGAACTGTAACACTACCAGACTCTACAGAAAGAGTCGTTATTGTAGAAGATAGTACAGCTAGAACATCAAATAACTATACACTAACATTTAAAACTGCATCAGGGACCGGGGTAGTATTACCTGCTGGTTCTAAATCTTTACTATATTCAGATGGCACAAATATAAATAAAGGATTAATAAACAAAGGCTATTACACTGTACCGGGAGCGTATACTGCTGTAGACGGAGATCAACTATTAGTAGATACATCAGGTGGTGGTATAAGTAGTTCTGTAACAATAACCCTACCAGCATCACCAGCAATTGGAAACGAAGTGCATTTTATAGATAGCGGTAATAACTTTAACTCTAACAATTTAACTATCGCTAGAAACGGATCTAACATTTTGGGTGCAGCTTCTAATTTAGTTGTTAGTGTAAACAGTTCAGCGTTCACATTAGTTTATGTAAATGCAACTAGAGGCTGGATCTATAAAGATAAAATCTAGGAGTTAGAGAATGGCTCTAATAGAATATAGATTCGCACCTGGAATCGATAAACAATCATCAGACTCTGGAGCAGAGAATCGTTGGATAGACTCTGACAATGTAAGATTTAGATATGGTCAACCAGAAAAAGTTGGTGGTTGGTCATCACTAGTTACTAAAACTACATTAACATCTGCAACAATAGCAACAACAAATGGATCACCAACTTGTACAATTACAAAGTCTGCTCATGGTTTATCTGTAGGAGACATAGTACAATTAGATAGTGTAACTTTACCAGGTGGTACAGGTTTTAGTAATTCAGATTTTGAAGATAAAAATTTTCAAGTTATAACTGTGCCTACAAACGGCACGTTTACAATAACACAATCTAGCAATGCAACCGGTACAGTATCGACTGGTGGTAGTCTAAGTTTAAAACCGTACGAACCCGTAGGACCAAGAGCACAAACATATGGTTATGGTTGGGGTGTATCGTCATGGGGAGGCGGTGGATGGGGCCAAGCTGCATCTGCATCTTCTGTTGCACTAGAACCAGGACTATGGTCATTAGATAATTTTGGTGAAGTATTAATTGCTACAATTGCAAATGGTAAAACATTTACATGGAACGGTGGAGCTGCATCACCTTTAACAAACAGAGCTTCTACTACGACAACTAATTTTTCAACAGCAAACAATCCTACTGCATCAAGAGTTACATTAGTGTCACCAACAACAAGACACTTAATTCATCTTGCAACTGAAACAACTATAGGAAACACAACAACACAAGATGATATGTTTATTAGATTTTCAAATCAAGAAGGTATTGATACCTACGCACCATCTGCAACAAACACTGCAGGTACACAAAGACTACAGGACGGAACAAAAATTGTAGGAGCTTTGAAAGCAAAAGAAAGTATTTTGATATGGACTGATAATGCGTTGTATACTATGAAATTTATTGGTGCACCTTTTACATTTGGTTTTGAACAGGTTGGTACTAACTGTGGTTTGATAGGTAAGAACGCTGCTATAGAAATAGATGGTGTTGCTTTTTGGATGTCACCAAAAGGATTCTTTGCTTTTGATGGTACAGTTAGATCACTACCATGTAGTGTAGAGGACCATGTATTTGAAAATATTGATACTACAAAAGGACAACAAATAAATGCAGGACTAAATAATTTATTTACAGAAGTTGTTTGGTACTATCCATCTTCAGGTTCTGAATATAATGACAAGTATGTAATATATAATTATGGTGAGTCTTCTTTAACAAAAGTTCCGGGAGGTGTTTGGTATACAGGCACAGAAGCTAGAACAAGTTGGGTTGATGCAACTATATATCCAAAACCTTTTGCAACTAAATATGACTCAACATCTGATGGTACGTTTCCTGCAATTGTGGGTCAATCAGATTTAGGACAAACAACACTATTTGAACATGAGATAGGGACAGATCAAGTAAATCCTAATGGTACAACCACAACAGTTACGTCATTTATTAAATCATATGATATAGATTTAGAGTCTAGAATGAGAAGAACAGCACAAGGTGGTGTTGCTTCTGGGGCTGTGGCTGGTGAATTCTTTTTAGCTTTACGTAGATTTGTACCTGATTTTAAAACACTAGCAGGTAATTGTAAGATAAGTTTAGGTATAAAAAGATACCCACAAGATAGTCAAACAACTACAGCTTTGAGTCCGTTTACAGTTAACTCTAACACACTTAAAAAAGATACAAGAGCTAGAGGTAGATTTTTAAACATAAAAATAGAAAATGATGCAGCCAGTGAGTCATGGAGATTTGGCACATTAAAATTAGATTTACAACAAGATGGTAGAAGATAATGACTAAAGTAGTAGTAAGAATACCAGAACCAAAAGAAGAGTATGATGTTTCTACACAAAAACAAATCAACAGATCTTTGACTGGTATTGTAGAACAACTAAACTCTACATATTTAAATGAAACAAAACAGGAGCAAGAGAGAATCTCTTGGTTTTTAGGTGGCTAACGTATTTACAAACGCAAAAAAAGATTTAACAACAAATGCAGTTACCACTGTATACACAGTGCCTGCATCTACAACTGGTATAGTAAAATCAATAATAGTGTCTGAGGACTCGGGAAACGCGGATTCTATAACATTGACCTTGACAGATGCGTCAGCAAACGTCTTTAGTTTGTTTAAAACTAAGGCTATATCTGCTAATCAAACAGTAGAGCTGCTATCTAGCCCTATTGTGCTACAAGAGAGTGAGATAATTAAAGCAACAGCAGCCACAGGAAACAGGTTACATATCGTGCTTTCTGTGCTACAAATAAACAGGGAATAATTTATGGCTTTTACAGAGGAAGGATCAGTAGAATATATTGAAATAGATGGCAAAAAAGTGCCGGTAGTCAAGTGTGAAACAGAAGTTGTTTTACGAAACAAAGAAACAAACTACGAATATAATTCTGATCAAGAAGCCGAAGACGATATTAACAATCCAGATACTGATACGCAAAGAGAACACGTAACAAGATCTGTAAAAATTAAAGTAGCAAAAATACCTGCAATAGGTGCAAGCTCAGATAAGGAGGAATAGTGTCTATATTTGCAGCACCAAATTTTTATTCAAACGTAGATAGACAAATATATAATGCTGGTAATTATTTTAT